CACAAGCGGATCAGGGTCATTCACTATTCCGCCCTATGCCACGTCGATTGTTTTCAAACTATGGGGCGCGGGTAGCGGCGGATTTGGTATCAATACAAGTCTAGCTTATGCGCCAGCTTCTGGTGGCGGGAATACCACGATAACCATTCCATCGTTGAGCGTCACAATTACGGCTGGCGGGGCTTTGGCGGGAGATACAGTTATTCAGCATGGCGTTGGGGGTACAGCTTCAGGCGGCGACATAAATACGTCTGGATCAAACGGGATCACTAGTCAGGGCAATGGCGGTAATGCTGGTAATCCAACATCGCCAAATCCAAATGGGACGGGTGGCGCTGCTGTCAGTGGCAACTCAAACGGCAATCCGGGAAATGCTTATGGTGGCGGCGGAAGCGGTGGCGCAAATTTATACTCCAGTACTCAGTACGTTGCTGGTAGTGGCGGCGGCGGAGCTTTTGCCCAAAAGACCTATACGTTTGGCGGTTTAAGCCCCGGAGCCACAATCAACTGGTCGGTTGGTTCTGGTGGTCCCGGTGGGGCTGGTTCAGGCGGGTACACTGGCGGCGTTGGGGCCAATGGCGGTATTGTCATTTCATGGAGCTAGATGATGAACGCGCATCTTAAGGCTATTCTCGACGAACTCGCGGCTGCTGCGACCAAGGTTAAAATGATTGTTGACGCCGCTGCCGGGTCACAAATCACAGTCGCGGCGGAAAAAATTGTTCCGGGCCTTCCTAAGTTGGTTGAGGCTGTTGTCAGCGACGCGGCTATCCTTGGAACGCTTGGCTCCGCTGTTCCCGCCTTGGAAACAGTCATCGGGCTTTATGAGGCCGCTGGCGGCAAACCCATGGATGCCAATGAAATGGCAAGGATTGACAAGGAAAAGACCGGAGAATTTCCCGGTTAGTATCAAGGGGTGGCGCGGCGTGGCGGAATAGGCTATATTTCGCTCAAATTTTGGGATTGTAAAAATGTCAACGCCCAACGATACACCCCTCACTTATAACGGGTATGTCTCGCAGATCGCGACCATGGCCGTTTTGAATACGACGACGACAAACGGCGTTGTTGTGGGCGTTGACGCTTATTTTAACACAATTATTCCTCAGATGTTGAATTACGCGGAATTGCGTATTCAGCGTGACGTGGATTTGCTCCCCTCGCAGACTTCATTGACATATCCGGGCGGCTCGACAGGAATCGCCGCTGGCACAAATCAATTCACAATATCCGTGAACGATTTTGTCACCATCCAGACAATTGCGATTTCTTCATCGGGCGGGACGGCTACAACGCCGCTATTGCCATCAACCAAGGAATTTTTGCAAAACGTATATAACGACAGCTCATATACTGGCCCACCTGTGTATTTTGCTCCTTATGGCGGTGATTACGCCACGGGCGGAAATACATCTAATTTATTTGTTTTTGGCCCTTATGCTGATGCAAACTATAATGTAGTAGTTACGGGGACGCAGAGGCTTCCTTCTCTTTATCAATTTGCCAATCAAACCAACGCAGCGACTGGGACTACTTTTATTTCAACTTATTTACCTGATTTGCTCATTATGGCCAGCATGATATACATCTCAGCGTATCAGCGAAATTTTGGCAGGCAGTCGGATGACCCTGCCATGGCGCAGTCTTATGAGAGCCAGTATCAGGCGCTTCTCAAAACAGCGATTGGCGAGGAATATCGCAAGAAATTCCAGATGGCGGCTTGGTCGTCCATGTCGCAGGCTCCCGCAACGCCAACGAGGGGTTAATCCATGCCCCATGCGGCTGTTAAACTTACTGGCGGCGTCAACCAGAATGAAACGCCCGCATTGAATCAAACGTCTATTTCGACCTGTAACCTTATTCGGTTCATTCCCGACCCGTCATCGGGATCGCTTGTTCAAAAACTTGGCGGATGGACCAAGTATTACGCCAGCCAAATGGTTTCGGTTGTTCGCGCTTTGTGGGCTTGGGAGGACACAAACGCCAACAAGTGGCTTGCGGCTGGTATGCAATCCAGAACATCCGGGCCACAGATCGGGCAGTCTCAGCTTGCCGTAATGAACGGCGTAATGGGCTCGAATGGAATTACCACCGCAACCAGTTTGGCTGATATTACGCCAAAAATTCTATCTGACGATGCTGCTGTAAATTTTACAACAACATTTAATTTATTAACAGGAACAGGAAGCCCAATTGTCACCATAACAGACGCTAGTTTAACTGCGGCTATTTCAGCATATGATAGTGTTTATATTGCCACGCCAGTTTCGGTTGGTGGATTGGTTTTGTTTGGTTTATACCCAGTTTTTCAAAGTGTTTCTACAACACAATATGAAATACAAGCCACAAATGTTCTTGGTAATTATATAAATTCCACGTCAGCTGTAACAAATGGTGGCGCGGTTCCTACGTTTACGGTTGCTAATAATTCGTCTTTGGTTACGGTTACATTAAACGATCATGGATATTCAGTCGGAAGCACATTCCCGATTCTTGTTCCTACCACGGTGGGAGGCATCACGCTCTACGGCAATTACATTGTTCAAACTGTTCCAGCGTCGCCAACGTCGCCGGATGGATTGCCAAGCACATTTAAGATTCAGGCAACGAACGCCGCGACATCGACGGCTACAAACGTCCCGATGAACGGTGGCAACGCTCGATTTTTGTATAGCACTGGCGTTAGTCCTCCTATTCCCTCGACTGGGTACGGTATCGGAGGGTACGGTGTCGGCGGTTATGGAACTGGCGTTAGTCTTACTCCGGCGCTGGGAACAAGTATCGCGGCCACGGATTGGACATTGGACAATTGGGGTGAAATCCTGATTGCTTGCGCCAAGGGAACGTCCTCCGATGGTGTGGCTTTCACTGGCATATATCAGTGGGACCCGACAAGCGGATCGCCTATCGCAACGGTCATTCCGCAGGCTCCTCCCGTCAACGATGGCATTTTTGTCGCCATGCCTCAGCGGCAAATTATCGCTTGGGGTTCGACATTCACCGGCATCCAAGACCCGCTTTTGATTCGCTGGTGTGATGTTAACAATTTCAATTCGTGGATTGCCCAGATTACGAATCAGGCCGGGTCTTTTAGAATACCCAAGGGCTCAAAGATCGTTGGCTGTATCCAAGGCCCGCAACAGGGTTTGGTTTGGACCGATCTCGCGCTTTGGTCGATGCAGTACATCGGCCAGCCTTATATTTACAGTTTCAACGAGCTGGGCACGGGCTGCGGCATGATCGCCAAAAAGGCGGCGGCATCCCTGAATGGCATTGTTTATTGGATGGGGCAGAGCCAGTTTTTCAGCCTAAGCGGAACCGGCGTTACGCCTGTCTTTTGTCCGGTTTGGGACGTTGTTTTCCAAGACCTTGATTTGACAAATCTTGACAAAATCCGTGTTGCCGCCAACTCGCGATTTGGTGAAATATCTTGGTATTACCCGACCATTAGCGGTGGCGGGGAAGTTACCAACTACGTCAAATACAATGTTAATTTGCAAATTTGGGATTTTGGTACGCTTGGCCGAACCGCTTGGATCAATGAAAGTGTACTTGGACCGCCGATTGGAGCGGACCCGTCCAGCTTGTATATTTATCAGCATGAGACTTCGACGGATGCCGATGGACAGGCTCTATTGTCGAATTTCACAACTGGATATTTTGCCATTGCCGAAGCCGATCTGAAGAATTTCATAGATCAGGTTTGGCCCGACATGAAGTGGGGTTATTACGGGGGGACGCAAAGCGCCAATGTCAACATAACATTCAATTATGTTGATTATCCCAGCCAATACGCCACGCCACAGACCAGTGGTCCCTATGCTTTGACGGCGAGCACGACTTATGTTTCGCCTCGAATTAGGGGGCGATTGGTGCAAATTAGCGTTAGCAGCAGTGACGTGGGATCGTTCTGGCGAATTGGCAACATTCGCTACAGGTGGCAACAAGACGGGAAGTATTGATGTCAGCTTCTCTGGGTGATCTCCTCACAGCCGCAAAAAACATTGTCACGGCGATCAATAGCGCCGCGCAAACCTATCTTAACGTCAA